GATAAATCAAGTGTCGTTTTTATGCTTCGTACTGTGATCAACATGTTGACGGAAAATATTTCAATAAGATCGCTGTGTTGTTGCTTGGTCCAGTTTGAGGTAGCAAACAATGTGCGTATTCCTTTTTTCTTAGCCCAATTATTCAAATAGCCTGCGAGCTTACGGTCATATATTGGATCTCCGGTGTGATCAAAAAGAACTTGTTGTATCTGAGGATATTGGTCAAGCAATATATCAATAGTTGGCTCTATTTGTGTTATAAAGTGTTTTCTGTTTATGGTCATAAACAGCGTAGGGCGTCTACACATATCACGTAACCAAGATACATGACCAGGTCCTTGCCTTGATATTATGCCATCTGTATAAAATATATGATTGTCAGCTGTGGCTACATGTTGTAGATATTTAGAATCATCGAGTAAGAACATGCATATAGTTACCTCTCAGTAAAATATCCATAAAAAAACAGCACCCGAAGGTGCTGTTTCTTCTCCCTGCAAAGCAGGTTTGTTTTAGGCTTATGAGAATGACAAGTTAGATACTGCAATCTCACCAACATAATCACCGGCGTTACCGAATGATGATGCTGTATTTGTAAGTTCGATATAACCATAACGTGTCATAAATGATACTACTGGCTCGAATGTACTTGGATCCAGAACAACGCCTGAACTCATTAGTGGAACGTATGGGCAATAGAACGCTGGAGCGTCTGTTTCACTTGCACCTTTGTATCCAACAAGTACTGGAGTTGTGTCTGCTGCATAACTATCGCAGAATACACGCATTGTGCCATTCAATGTACCTACAAACTTAGTGTTTGTTGGTGCTTCAAATGTGCCTTCTGTTGTGCGAGCAAAAGCTGAAGTTGTAGCTGACTGGAGCACTGTAAGTGCAGCAGGAGAAACAACAGCATAGTTGCCTGCGCCACGACGTGTACGCTGAGCGATCAAGTTAGCTGTTCTGTTGATTAGAACTGCAAGTGCTGCATGCTCGTCACCAACGAAAGTAGCTGTACCTGATACAGTTGCTTGGTTGTATGTGAACTCAGTGGCTGCTAATGAACGAAGAGAAAGTAGGATCTCTTGATCAATTTCAGCTGTGATTTCTTGTGCAAGTGCTGCCATGATTTCAGCTTCAACGTCAATACCATGCATGGCTTGTGCGTCTTGTGCTGCTTCAAATGTCCAGCGAGCTTGTAGCTTGCGTGTCTTTGCTTCGACAGCTTGCTTTAAGATCTGTACTGAGATCTGACGTCCGCCAACACCTTCCATAGCTGCTGTGTTACCTGCAGTATAGTTTGCCGCAGTTGCTCCAGTTGAACCGGAATATGCCTGGGCAATTTTGAATGGTGAAAGAGCTTCTTCACCAGCTGCTGTGCTTGTGGCAGCAGCTGAGTTGTCTGTCATTGTAGTGGCATAACGTACACGAAGTGTGTGAATTTGGCCAACTGGACCTGTCATTGGCTGAACACCAACCAACTCGTTAGCAATAACTGTTGGCATGACACGTCTGATAACTGGAAGAATAACGCGGTTCAATGTAGCAACGTTTCCTGATGCTGTAGAACCTGCAGTTGCGTTTTCTGCCAAGTGCTTGCGAGTGTTTTCTAGTACAACACTCATTGTTGAGCGGCGAGCGCCACCGAGGCCTTCTAGGAGGGCTTCTTTGGTCTCATCCCAACGGCTTTCTAGTAGTTCTTGTGACATTTCTGTCTCCTTTTTCTATATTTTAAAGCCCTGCTAGGCGTTTTAGTTCAACAACATTATTATTATTGGTGTTGCTGGTTGCTTCGACGGCCTTTGCAGATTTATTACCAGTCGCTTCAACTAAGCTGTCAGCCTTTTTAGTGGCTTTTGCTTCGCTAAGAACTGCTGGCAAATATTTTTCGAATGCGTTCTTTAAACGGGATGTTTGAACGTTTTCAAGTAGATTAGTCATTACTGATCTCTTCTCATCATTGAGAGGAGATAGAAGTTCGTCCAATGTAGCATCACGCTCATTGGCTTCACGAATAACTTTAATCTGGTGATCTTTACTCTCTACAAGTTTTGTAGCTTGTGTTTGAGCTTGGATGGCTTCCGCCAACTGCTTGTCCTTTTTAGCAATAGCATCTGTTAGTTTGCGTACTTCTGCATTCTCATTGAGATGAGTAGCACCAAACTCTGTAGCGTATGCTTCAAAGATACGACGACCAAAATTGTTCTCACGAGCAATTTTAATGTCTTCTTGTAGTTGACTTAGTTCAGCCTTAAGATGTGTTGAAACAGTGGCTGACATTTTCTTTGCAGATTCTTTAATGAACTTGCCTTTCAATGCCTCAAGTTGTCCACGTGCATCGCGTACAAGTCTTACCTTAGATTCAACTAGGTCTTTCTTGTCTGCTGCAAACTCCTTGATTTCGCCGGCTAAAGCACCAACAACAAAAGATTCTAATTTCTCAAAACCTTCTACCTGTACTTTACGATCCTTGCGTAATTCACGTAGTTCTTCTGACAGTTTTGTAACCATAAAGTTGTTAAACTTGTTGGCGTTTTCTGACATTGACTTTGCAAACTTCACACGGTCCGCTTCAAGTGACTTTTTCTCTTCGTTAAGTTGAGAAATTTCACTTGTCAAGCCGTCTGTTACCATTTTATCTAGGGCTTCTACCATCACAGTCTTATCATGCTCATAGCGTTGTGCAAACTCCTCACGAAGTTCTGCACGAACTGTCTCTTTGGCTTCACTTAGCTTTGCTTCCCATTGTTCGGCAATAGCTTGGCGAGTATCCTCATTGACAAGATCGCTATCCAGTAGTGGTTTAATAGCATCTAACATGCGATTCTCCTAAATCTTTAGGTCCTTGATAAGACGAGAAACCTCATCCTTCAAGTACTTTTGTATTTTGTCGTCTTTCCCAGACTCCCTAGCCATCTCAAGAATTTGATGACCATATTTCATGTTCATTAATCCTTCATAGATTGCTTTAGGGTAAGCATTTGGAGCACTGGGTTGAGCGACTACATCGACAGTGACAATTTCAAAGTCACTGACATGTCCGTTATGCGGGTCCACATTACCTGAACCGCGACTTGATACGCCCAATCTTACACCTGATTGTAGCATGGTTTTAACCAGCTCGCCCATTGGTGTTGGGAGTATCTTTAGTTTTCCGTAACCATTAGGACCGTCCATCCACATGTTAGTAATCATGTGACATACACGGTCTAGGTTAATTTTGAGGTCATCTGGGTGATCTACTTCACCAAGAACACTGTTTCCGTCTTTAATTTGTTCGTTAAGTGTCTTTACTGCATCAGCAATTTCACTAACAGGATAAATGCGCTCATTGGCGTTTTTCACACCACCTTGTATGCAGATGCCCTCCATATAGAGTTCCTTACCGTCTTTCCCTTCAACAAGTTGAATTTGTGCGGTTTCGAAGGTAAGGTTTTCTCTTAGGTATAGAGCCATACTCGGTTATCCTTATTAATACGGGCTTTTGGTGTTAACACCAGCAGCTTGTGATAGATCCGGCTTAGTAGCTGGTTTCACATCTGGCTTGGTTGTGTTACCTTGATCCACGTACTTTGGTGTTGGACGGCCTTGTTCGCCTTTGTTTCCATCATCAAAATCTACTGGGTGTGCATCCATGCCTGCTTGACCTGAGTTTGCAGCAACTGGAGACTTACTAGCTGGTGACGTTGTTACTGGCTTAGGAGCAGCAACTAGGTCAACGTTTTCGTTAAAGCCTTCAACTTCTACATCAATATCCATTGGCTCGTCCATTTTAGCTTGCATGTCATCAATTTCGCCCTGCTCCATGTCAGTGTCGCTATCGATATCATCAATCTCGTCTTGTTCGCCATCAATGTCGTCAGTGTTGTCATCAACCTGACCCATTAGATCTTCAAATTCACTCATTAGTTCGTCTAGCTTGTCTTCGAGACCAACTACACGATCTTCAAGGTCTTCGTCATCGTCGTCTTCGACGTCAACATCGATCATTGCAATTTCTTCTTCTTCATCTTCAAAAGCAACGCCTTGCTCTTCGGCTTCTACTTCATCGATGAGATCATCAACTTGCGATCCACCTAATTCTTCTGACTCATCAATTGGGCCATCGTCTTTACGCTTGCCGAATTTTCCTCTTGAATCGTCTCTACGATCTTTTTCACTTTGACTTTTAGTATCTTCGGCACCGTCTTTAGCACCGTCATGCTCGTCTTCGCGATCATCATAGCCTTGTTTCTTTTCTGAAAGTTCTTCTTCAGACATAATTTCTTCGTAAATGTCTTTTGACTTCTCTACCACGATCTCGTGGAAAAGAGCCTCAGCATTTTTTTCGTCATCGTTGATGACATATTCAATTAATTGCTCAAACTTGTTCATAAATTTATACTCCTTGTATGGGCTCAGTGTAATATTTAACACGAATGTTAAAAACTAGGTAGTTATAGGGGTAAAATGGGTAGAAAATGGAGAATTTATTGTACTAAACAAAAAATCTCTAACAAATTCCTACAGTTGCGGCGGCGGTGGCGCAAACTGTGCTTGAATCTTTGTAAGCTCTTGCTCTTTTTCATAGTTACGCATATCATACATCTTGCGCAATTTTGAAACTTGCTTGAGAGTTAGTTTGGTTTTACGCAGCTCGCCAA